TTTCATCTAATAAATTATGTGCTGTTGCGCCTATATAACTTAAAAGTTGTTCAAAATTTGGATCACCAATTAATGTTGTTGAGTGAAATACATGACCCATGTCTCCTTTGTCACCAAACTTTTTATTACGTTTATTTATTGCTGGTTTTAAAGTTTTTTTAGACTCTTCAATATATTTATCTGATGCTTTGTTTAAACTATCTACAAATTTAGGTTCATCTGCAAACCAGATAGGACATTTAAAATAATCTTCTCTATTTAATTGAGTAGGGTAAGTTATAGCTTTTGGTTTTTTTATTTTTTTATTCTTTTTCATATCTATCCTTTATTGAAATGGGTATCCTAAGTTCCAGATAACCAAACTGTTTCTTTCTCCACTTTTAACTGGACATACTCTATGCCATACAAATGAAGGAAATACAACTAAAGAACCTTTAGGTAATATCTCTGTACATTTTTTAACGTTTCTTTTTTTATCTGGATCAAGATTTCTAAAATCAAATTCTAGTTCACCACCTTTATAATCTTTTGGATCAGATAAAGTAACTGTCACTGATAATTTTCTAATCTTACCGTGCGATGGATCACCTTGTTGTCGTTGATAAGGTCGATCCCAGCTATCGCAATGCCAATCATAATACTGGCCTTTTTTATATTTTGTAAATTGACAAGACTCAGAAAAATCCCAATTAAAATTCCAACCAGCACTAGCATTTGCTTGGTGTATGTAAGGTTGAATTTCTTTATAAACCCATCTATCATTCATCCAAACAATATTAGAATCTCTTTTCTTTTTTAAATCTTTAATTTGTTTTTGATTTAATTTTTTATTACCAAGACCACCTGTAACTGCCATTTGTTCTTGAAGTTGTTTTCCGTATTTAGAAATATCATCACAAATACGTTCTGGAACTACAGATTTAAAATACCAATAATAATTTGTTAGGTTCATATGTCTTTATAAAAAACTTTATAAAGAATTTTTATGTAACTGTCAATGTGCCTGTTGCTGTAAATGTAGCTACTTTATAACTTCCAGCTGGTCCTGGTAATGTTGCAACTGAACCTCCGGGAGTTACTGAAAAATTTATTGTGCTTGGTCCTCTTATTATTACAATTCCAGATCCACCTGCACCACTACCCTGATAAGGACCACCACCAGAAACCCAAGATCCACCACCCCCACCACCACCAGTGTTTGCTGTACCAGCTGTACCTGTAGCTTGACGATTACTTGGTCCACCACCACCGGCTCCACCAGCAAAACCACTAGGAGCAGGAGGAGCTACACTAGCACCACCTCCACCAGAAAAAGTTACTGGACTTCCATTAATATTTGTCGTAGCCCCAGCTCCACCTATACCAGGTCCAGGAGAACCAGGTCCGGGATTATAAGCTCCACCTGCAGCCGTTGCTCCACCACCAGCTCCACCAGGATTTGTATTAGAAGGCCCACCAGTTCCACCAGGATTTCCTTGAGGAGGACTTGTAGCAGGATCATTACCTGATCCAGCTGAGTAAGGTCCATTAGTAGAACCTCCACCACCAGAACCACCTGGATTTCCATTATTATTTCCTTTTCCGTAACCACCACCAGCTGATGTTATATCTGCAAAAGATGAATCAACACCATTAGCATTTGATGCATTAGGACCACCTGCACCAACTGTAATGTCGTAATTTCCACTACCTATTGATAATCCTTCCACGCCTGATCCTAAAGGAGACACTGTATAAGAACCTGTATTAGCTCCACCTGATTCTCTAAAACCTCCAGCTCCTCCACCACCACCATAAATACTTCCACCACCACCGCCACCAGCAACTACCATGTAATCTATATTATATAAAAATTGTGGCCATGTTCCCTGGCTCTTTGCTTGAAATTGACTTTGCATTGACCACACACCACTTGCTTTGTTTAATTCTTTTACGATAACTCTTCCTGAGCCACCTGCTCCACTTGTTTTTTGTGCATTATTTCCACCACCGCCACCACCGCCAGTATTTGCAACTCCAGGAGTTCCTACAGAGGGAGTATTTCCTGCACCTGCTCCACCGCCACCTGCTCCACCAGGACCAGGGTTAAAAGGTTGAGTCAAACCGCTTCCAGGATTATAACCTCCACCACCACCTCCACCACCACCAGCGAAGACTGAACACGTTGGACCAAAATTTCCATAAGTAGATGATACATCTGTTCCTGCACCACCCGTACCACCTAAACCAACTCCAGGAGTGGGTCCTGGATGACTAGCATTACCACCTACAGCTGCGTGTCCACCGCCACCACCACTAGAATAAGCGGGAGCACTTACAGCATCTCCACCAGTATTTCCTTGAGGAGGACTAACAGGAGGTGTGTTACCACTGCCTGCACTAGCATTATAAACTCCTCCACCACCAGAGCCACCAGCACTTGTAGGTGCACCTTGTCCTGCTCCACCTGAACCACCAGCAGATGTAATTGTTAAAAAAGTTGAGGTATTACCAGAATTACCATTAGAATTAGGTTCTGGTCCTTTAACAGCTCCACCACCACCAACTGTAGTTGTGTAGGATGCGCCACCACATACATTTATTTGAGCACATCGAAGACCACCAGCACCACCACCTCCACCATAACTAGTACCACCACTAGCACCACCAGCAACAACTAAAACTTGTGCAATTCTAGTTCCCGGTTGTGTAGTAATCGTTCCTGTAGATGTTTTAGATGTAACCTTACACTTCCCGAAAGAAGATTTATTAATTTTACCGATTATTCCGCCATTAGATCTGGCCATGTTTTAAGTCTCCTATTCGGACACCCAAGCTGAGCCGTTCCAATTATGTTTGGTAGGTGTTTCCGATTCGTCGTTTGATTTAGTTGCTTCCCAACCTTGTGTGTTGTCAGCGTCGTATTTTGTTTCGTTCCATGAAATATTGTAAAACCATACTGATGGAGTTGCACCATCATCTACAACTGTTGGATAAGTTATTGGTGCTTGCCAATCATCACTTGCATCAAGTGACCATGAAGCATGAGGTTGTTGTGTTAAAAATTTATCTTTTACAGGATCATAAATCATTCCTATTCCTGCATACATTTTTCTAAAATTATTATTGTAAGAAGTTTGTTTCCAAATACCACCTTTAAAAAAATTAATACACCATGTTTCACCATCAACATGCATGTCTGAAGGAACGCAATCGTTTCCTACAACTACTACTCTTTCAACTACTTGATGAGTATCTGATGTGTGTCCTGTTGGATCTACTTTTGTTTTTAATTCTGCAAAATGTGCCATGTTATTACTCCTTAAATTTCTATTTTATATTTTAATTTTAACTTATTGTCAACGTTCCAGCTAAAGTTTAGGTAGGCCATGTGCCATTTTCCACTGCTTCTAATTGATCATCAAGACTCCAGACTCCTGAAGCTTTATTTATTTCTTTTACGATAACTATTCCTGGTCCACCTGCTCCACCTGGTCCTCTAGTAGTCGAAGGGTGATCATAACCGCCACCACCTCCACCGCCGCCAGTATTTGTTGTTCCTGTTCCACCTGCTCCACCAGAAGCATTACCACCAGATCCACCTGGATTTCCAGTTCCTCCCGGTCCAGGTACTCCTGGATTTCCACTTGGATTTGGATAATTATTTCCTGCACCACCGCCACCACCTCCAGCATATACTCCTGAATTAGGTGCTCCTGGAAAAGTTGGAGAAATATCTAATCCTGCTCCACCAGTTCCTCCTGTGCCTCCAGTTGAAGTATCTCCACCTGCTGCTCCTGCACCACCGCCACCACCTGAAGTAACAGTTAATCCACCAGAGTTACCTCCAGGATTTCCTTGAGGTGGACTTACGGGAGGTGTATTACCAGCACCTTCTCCTGGAGCTGGACTACTACCACCACCTGAACCTCCTGCAACACCAACAGCATTTCCACCGCCGCCACCGCCACCTCCAGCAGCGCTGACCGTAGTAGAATCGTTACCTGTTACAGATGAAACACTTCCATTAGTACCTGGATTATCTGATGGAGCTGGAGCTGGACTTGTTCCTCCTGCTCCTCCACCACCAATTATAACTGGTACATTTGAACTTCCATTAACAGGAACTTCTACAATTCTTAAACCACCACCTCCTCCACCAGAAGCGTGTGTTCTACCTCCACCGCCACCACCAGCGACAAGTAAAGTTTCAACTAATCTAGTTCCTGCACGTGTAGTTACTGTTCCTGTAGATGTTTTAACTGTTTGAGTATTTTCCCCGAAAGAAATTATGTTGACTGGTCCAATTATTCCGCCGTTTTGCGCCATAATCTAAACCTCCTAAGCGTCGTTTATGACTTCATATGATACAAATAAATCTAGATCACCAGCAGCGCTTGCTCCACCTTTTAGTATGTCACCTTCCATAAGATAGATAGGTGTATCGACCAATACTAACGTTGCGTCAGCTGGTACCGAAACTGTTTTTGCTAAATAAACTGTTGCGTCTGCTCCAGTTGTTGTAACTCCTGTTGTACCAGAACCCATTCCATCTACAAACAAACTTACGTCTG